GCAGAACTTGACGCAGACTTAATTTTTAAAGCAGTTGCTAAATTAAGAATGTTAAATGTTCCAGCTCCACTTTACGGAGTATTCCACCCAAGAGCAGTTTACAATTTAAAGAAAACATTAACTCAAGCTGGTTATAACACTTCAGCTAATGCACTTTCTGACATTGGAAACCAAGCATTAAGAGATGGTTTCATTGGAACTGTAGCTGGTGTTCAAATATTTGAAAACGCAAATATTACTCCAGATGCTAATGATGATGCTTATGGTGCAGTATTTCACCCAGCTTCATTAGGTTTAGCACTTAAAGAAGATTTCAAAGTTGAAACTCAAAGAGATGCTTCTCTAAGAGCAACTGAAATTGTAGCTTCTATCACTTATGGTAAAGGTGCAGTTAAAGAATCTTATGGTTGTGCAGTAATAACTGATACTACTATCTAATTAAGATAATCGGTGGGGTGTAAAAGCCCCACCATTTAATTATGAAACAGATAGACAATCCAAAAACAATTCTTCATTTTAAGAATAAGGATTATGTTTATCGTTATGTGCTAGTAGATAGGTTTAAACACACATCAACTACACATTATGGATTTGATAAAGACCTAGAGAGAACAGAAGCAGAAATATTTGCATCTATTTCTCCTAGAACATTAAGAAGAAAATATATTATAAAGGACTAACTATGGCTAATTTCTCTACTGATACAGATTTAACATTTTACCAACCAGATATTTTAACTTTTGGAATAGCAAATTTTACATCTCCAAATGATTATCACGCACAAGCAAGAGCAGATATTGAGAGAGAATTAAGAATTAAATGGTTTCCAGTTTATTCTAAAGAAGTTTATAGAGATATAGCAATACTTAACACAACAGAGATGGACCCAACATTATTAACAGATGCACAATTTAAAAGAGCAAGTGTATTTAGAGTAATAGGTTTTTATGCGTGTCCACAACTTACTAAATTTAACTCAAATGATAATCCAGATAGATTCCAAGTTATGATGAAACATTATCAACAAATGTATTCTAGTGAAATTGAAGATATACTTAGAGATGGTGTTGAATATGATGCTGACGATTCTAATACTGTTGCTGATTCAGAAAAAGCACCTTATCATAGATTAAAACTTATAAGATGATTACTATTGAAAGTAATATTCTACAAGTAGTAAATAACTTTGAAAAACAAGTAAGGGAACAACCATTAATAGTTAAAAAATCTTTAGGAAGAACTGCTGAATTTTTAATGTTCCTAATTAAGAAAAGAACAGCTAGAGGAAAAGATTTTAACGGAATGGATTTTGCAAAATATACTCCTGAATACAGAAAAATTAGAGAAGAAAAACAATTACCACTTAAACCAGATTTATTCTTTTCTGGTAAAATGTTATCTAATATGACACAAAAATCTACTCCTAGTTATGCACAAGTTTATTTCTCATCAATTAGAGAGGGATTAAAAGCTATGGGTAATCAAAGAAAAAGAAAATTCTTTGCAATAGGTGATGCTGAAGCACCATTACTTAAAAACAAATTTATGGAAGAATATAACAAACTAAGTAAATTATGAGTAAAAGAGAAAATATAGCTAGTAATATAATAACTACAATTTCTACTGGCACATCACCAATTACAATTAAAAAGATTACTAGAGAACCTTTTAATATTGATGAATTATCTGAACAACAATATCCAGCTTGTTTTATTCAAACTGGTAACGAAATAAGATCAGATGAAACAATGACATCAAGCACAATTACAAGACAAGCAACTGTTGATTATGTAATTATTGGTTTTGTCAAAGGAACTACAACAAATATTGACACAAAAAGAAATGAATTAATTTCTACGATTGAAACTAGACTAGATTCTGATAGAACACGAGGTGGATATGCTAAACAAACTCAAATAGTAGAAGTATCTACTGACGAGGGCGTTTTATTTCCAATAGGTGGTATCAGAATGGTGGTGCGAGTTATGTACCAATACACATCTGGCACACCTTAATATAAACAAACAAGGAGAACAAAATGGCAACTCATACTGGTTCAGAAGGAACAATTAAAATTGGTTCTACTGTTTTAGGTGAATTAAGAAGTTATACGCTTGAACAAACATCAGATACTATTGAAGATACTTCAATGGGTGATTCTGTAAGAACTTATAAAGCTGGTTTAAAAGCTAGTTCAGGTTCAGCAAGTGTATTTTTTGACGAAGCTGATGCTGGTCAATTATTATGCACAGTTGGTTCATCAATCACATTGAATTTATTCCCAGAAGGTAATTCTACTGGCGACAAATTTTATGCTGTTGATGCAATCGTAACTGGATATAATGTAAGTGCATCTTTTGATGGAATGGTTGAAGCAGAAATTACTTTCCAAGGTAACGGTGCAGTAACTATTGGAACAGCAAATTAATAATTAATTAGAAAAGGAAGATATATGGCAGTAATAGATAGAGTGAAGGCACAGTTTGAATCTTTAGGAATTAAAAAGATTGAGGTAGCTGAATGGGGCGAGGAAGGCAAACCTTTGGTAATTTATTGTTCACCATTTACACTTGGTGAAAAAAGAAACCTATTTAAAGGTGCTAAGAATGATGATCTAGGAGTATTAGTAGATGCAATCGTTTTAAAAGCAAAAGACTCTGAAGGAAACAAAATGTTTAAGCTAGATGATAAGCTAACATTATTGAATAATGCTGATGCAAATGTTATAGCTAGAGTCGCAACAGAAATGTTGAATAGTGCTTCTTACGAAGATACCGAAAAAAAGTAAGATTTGACAAAGAGCTTTACACCATACTTGCTCTTGGTCACGAATTAAAAAAAAGTATGGAAGAAATGCTTTCTCTAACTGAGGAAGAATTTTATTATTGGATAGCGTATTTTAAAGTGAAGGCAGAAAAAGATAAACTAAACTATGGCAGATCAGCAAGTAAAAATAACAATCTCCGCAATAGATAATGCCACAAAAGCACTTAATGATGTTAAGAATAGTTTAAAAGGTGTAAGTAAAGAAACCGATAATACACAACAAAGTTTTTTAACACTTAAAAACGCAGTAATTGGATTTGCTACTGTTGGTCTAGTATCGCTTGGGAAACAAATCATAGATGTTACAAAAACATTTCAAGAACTAAGAGGGAACATTATAAGTGCCGTTGGTTCTATTGAAAAGGGAACACAAACATTTAATGATTTATCTGAATTTGCTAAAACAACTCAATTTAGCATACTTCAATTAGGCAGATCGTTTCTTACATTAAGTCAAAATGGTGTAACACCCACTGATAGACTTTTAAGAATATTTACACAAACTGCTGGTAATGCAACTAACAAAGTAGATGCTTTAAATGATTTAACTAGATTATTTGCACGAGGAGCTCAAGGTGGTTTTAATATACAATCATTAAATCAATTAGTAGCAAATGGTATTCCAGCATTTCAAATACTAAGAGAGGAATTAGGATTAGATGAAAAAGCATTAATGAGATTATCTAATACTGCTGAGGGTTCACAATTAATATTAGACAACTTATTAATAGGGTTAGAAAAAAGAGCAAATAACTCAGTAAAACCTATTTTTGATTTAAATATTTCTTTTAAAAATTTTTTTGAAACGATAGAAGCTGGTTTATTTCAAATAGGAGATCAAAAAGAATTAGCTGGTTTTGTAGATCAATTAACTAAATTATTAAAAGCACTACAACCAATTATAGATATTATAACTTTATTTGTTAGAAATATATTACAAGGTTTTATTTATGCCTTAGAAATTGTTAATCCATTAATTGCTTTATTCTCAGAAATATTATCTGATTTATTTATTCCTATAAAAACAGTTGCCGATAATATTAATAAATATTTAAACAAAGCGTTTGAAAAATTTGCAGGATTTTTAGATGATGTTAGAAAAAAATATAAAGAATTTAAAGAGTTTGTATTTGGCAAACCAATTCAATTAGAAGTAGTCCCACCAAAAACAAAAGCTGTTGTAGAAGAAACAACAAAAGTACCAGCAGAATTGTCAGCTACACAAAAAACAGTTCAAGCATTACAAGTTGCCGCATTTGATTTAAAAGCACAATTTAAAGATATTTATTCTGTAATTGCACAAGGAATGGTTAGTGGAATTAAAGATGTTTCTAAAGCATTAGCTGAATCAATAGTTCTTGGAAAATCTTTACAAGCATCATTTGCAGATATAGCTAGAAATTTATTAGTAAAAATTATTTCTGGTTTAATAGAAGAACAATTAGCTAAACTTGCTTTATTAGCTTTAGATGAAATAGCAGTTTTATTAGGATTAAAAAGATTAGCTATTGAAAAAGAAATTACTAAAGAGAGAAGAAAACAAATTGGTGATGGTGTAACAGATTCTAACCCAGAAGAAATGGCTAGAAAACAATTATCAAATATAATTGATGAATTATGGACCAAATTAAAATCATCATTTGATACTATTTTAACATCAGTATCAGATATATTTACTAATATAGGTTCTTATACTGATGATATATTTAATAATATAGGAAGCAGTATAGGTGATATTTTATCATCATTAAGTTCTAGTGTTGGAGATATATTCAGTTCAATAGGTGGTTCACTAGGTGATATTGTTGGAAGTATGGGCAATATATTTGGTGGTGGTGGGGGTGG